GGTACACCTCTCACGTTCGCAGTTGTGACGATACCCGCCGCCATTGCGGCAGGTGTAAAAGAATATAGCGGTGACGATTGTTCAAGAGATGACATTTTTTTCTAACTAAAGGCTACAAAATAAAAAAAACATTTAATTCGCCAATCGATCCGCAAGTTTCATTCTTTGTCCAGCAGAAGCACCACCTCCACTGGCTCCTCCTCCAGATGCACCATATCCAGCAAAGCCCAATGCTTTGTGCGCCATCTGCGCGACCGGATGGCTATGCTTTCCGAGTTCTTCTTTACTGGCTTTCAGGAGATGCGGAAGAAGCTTTCCAGCAATACTCTTCAAAGAATCGAGCCATCCTCCACCGATCATTCGCTTGACGGAAGATTTAAACACAGGTTCTTGCGCAGAACATTCGAGAACGTCACTTTTGGTAAGTACACCCGTATATTGCGCGCTGGTACCTCGTTCATTTACCCAGAGGCCACTGTTCATAGTGACGAGAAGTATCTCTGGTGTTACATCATATGGCAATTGATTTTCGACCTGTAAGGTCACTTGTAAATTGAAATTACCAAGCGAACCAGGGGCATAATAATCCTCTGTTAATTGAATATGCTCCGCAAATGATAGTGCCAACATAGAACCACTACCAGGAAGTCTTTTACCACACCCAGTAGTATTATCAGGAACGTTACTTGACCCTGAAAACTCGAACCAACTTTGATTTGATCCCGACTCGACACTGTATCTGTACAGGTCAAATTGTGAGGCTGATGCGAGAATACCTGCTTGATTGTTGAATGAAATTGATATACCAGTGATAACAAGACCACAATCAGGTTGAGTAACCCAAGCTTTACCCATCGGCTGACGCACCTGGATGATTAGTTTGTCTGCAATTTGATTCATTTGCAAAGAGGAGGTCTGTAGGGTTGCTCTGTTTCCACCAGCTACTATAGACCCAAAAGCAGGTACTACCACATTAGGAGTTGAAAGGAATCGAGGTAGCTCGTAAAATCCGCAAACATTGCGTGCAGGCATTAAATCACTTGGGTGAGGGGTCAAAAAATTGAAAATTAACTTAGTATCAGTAAACTCTTGAACAGCAATAGCAGTAATTGTACTATTTTTATCTGAAGGAATCTGAGGAGCAGTCGCTGCACCACCAGCTGAATTGACGAAAGGATTGTAGTTAGCAGAACGAAACGCACGTTGAGCGTCGCCAATGTTAAACACAAAGTTCATATTCTGTCGAATATTGTACCCTTACTTTCATAAGGGAGTAGACTATACCTTAAGCAAAAATCATACGATTTTCACCGACCGCCGTTTCCTTTAAAATCCCCTTTGTAGGATTAAAGGCTCAGTCGTTGCGGGAGTATCCTCATAAAGGACACTTTACCCACGGATTACCCAATCTTTTTCGTTATTACCATACCGTTGTCTATTAAACACGCCATTGTCGCATTACTGCAACAACTTGGTAGAAAAAGCTATAAGGGACTTCCCGTTAATGAGCGGTCTTGCCGTTTAAAACGACTAACAAACCATTACTGGCTGTTTTTGGGCGCACAGATTTACGCCGTAGAAACCCTGATTGTTTGTTTCAGGATGCCCCCAGATAAAAGGGCTAATTAATAGTGGTTCGGTAGAACGAAACGTGATGAAAATCTCTTGACTCACACCATTTACAAGAGGAACTGGTAGTACAACACCACCAGTCTGTGTCGTTGAAATACGGGTAATATTAAAGGCACCTCGCTGAAATAGGTCATTATCAGAAGAATTAGCCCAAGAGCCAAGAGGGTTCAAATTACAACCAAGAGCATCTGGATAGTTACCAATGGTATCACACGCCGTAGGGGCATATCCGTTGTATCGAGAAAGTTCTCGTTTATCCTGGAATCGCATAATAGTAGGCAAGAGATCGCGTACATTCAATGAAGTGGAATTATTGTTGATCGTGCAAGTCATAACACTCGCCAATTGATGAAGAGAGAATGCAGAAAGAGCATCTGTGAACCCGTAATTAATAGGCAACTGTCCAGCATTAAAGGGATTGCCTGTAACAGTTACTTTAAGTTGAACAAGAGAAGACCATAACACTCTGCGGTCAATAATAGTTTGTTCGGAAGGTACCTGAATATTAAAAGTAACGGCAGAAGAAGAAGCCGAAATTGAGTTAAAGTACGCTGGCGTCATATTTTGGCCGCCTTTCATCACAGCGTAACCAATAGCATCGCTGACGTTTAATCTATCATCTTTCACAAGCACTTTTTTGAAGTCCTGGCTCATAGTTTGTTTCTAACCCTACCTACGAAAAAAAAATACAGAATTACTCTCAGATTTCAGTATTATTGAAATCCTTACGACGGAACATAACTTTTAGAGAACCGGAACATCCAGACCCGAGTAGGAACGGATGATTAATTCCATACACATCCTTCCAAAATACAGAAATGTCAATCTGTTTACAAGGCGACGTGCCGTATAAATCTACCAGACGGTATTCGCCCGTAGGGACATACGTAATATCTGGCTGGTAATTATTGGTAGCACTCAAGGCAACAACAAAATCGGTGACAACTGGAAGAATATTTGCCGTAGATCCGACAGTAACCTGGTTGATATTTGCCCCGTTTAGAATGAGAGGACTGCCCACATTTTCCATATTTACAGGGAGTAATGTAGAAGTAAACACAATTGACTGGACTGGATTCATTAGTGCAGCTGTGGTATGGTCTTGGTAGATTTGAACGGCAAGATATTGAGAATTGGCTACTTGTGTACCTGTAAGGTCATATTGCTGTACCAAATAGTTACCAGCTCCAGCATTAAAATTAAACATTAATTTTGAGTATTCATTGCTATTGACAGCAACATTCGGAAACTCGTAAGGAAATGCGTCAAATAACGTAGAGAGCGAATCATTGAAGTATATATCGACACTGCTTCCCACTTGTGAAAATATAGCTCCATTAGGAATCGTTATTTCAGGATTTTGATTAGGGACACCATTCCAAGTAGGAGTTTGTCCGAAAATAAAGTTATCTGCTGTAATTATAAGTTTTTGATTAAGAGCGTCCCAATTTGCAGTAGGTTGTTGAAATCTATAAACTGCCGTAGCATTTGGAGGAGAACCACTTGTAGGCAAATATTGAATAGGAGGAACAGCTACATTCCATACTGCATTATAAGCCTGTCCAGCCAATGCCCAGAAACAATCGCCAAATGCTTTATTTACCGTATTCACCCAGTCAGGATACGCAAATACTTGATAGTAATCACTTGTCAGAGAACGTAATGGTATAGCAGGATTATTTGCTGGATTCCATATAGGCAATTGGTACCCTTCATCTGGTTGATATACAATAGGAACAGTCACTGCAAGAGGACATACAGTAGATCCATTAGGCATTGTTCCGAATCCTGCGTCATATTTCATTGTAATGTTATAAGGGGTAACATTCTGATAATCTCCAACAGATAAGAAGATACCACCTGAAATGTAAGGAATTAACACAACATTTCTTAGATTAGAAGCTTTAAAAGTTATTGTAGTTGTTGTTACCGTTAGAATAGTATATGATCCGTTCCAATTTCCAGCTTTCTGGATATAAACAGTATCACCTGGTTTATAGAGCGATGTAAGATTTTGACCAAGACCTGTGTTAAGTGTACCTCTTCCATTTGGTATGGTGTTAGGTGCAACACCACCAATATCTACAAATCCCAATGTAAGAATCTCATTAGTAGCATTAAAAGCTAATGTTGTAATAGGAAGCCATCCATATTCTACTGAATATAGACCACCTGCGTTGTGATCAGTGTTCGAAGAGTACTGAGTCGCTGCAATAGGAACAACGCCTGACAATAGCTCTAAATTGAGTTGTGTTGTTGAAAGGGTACTATTGACTGCAATAGCTGAGTTAGCTCCTACTGATTTAATACGCCAGTACGTATTCGCACAGACCTGGTTGGAATTATTAAATCCATAATTTGTACCAGTATTAGCAGTAGAACGATTAATCTTTAGAAAAATAACTCCACCAACAGGGAAATTGATACGTGAATAATTGTGGTATAATGCTACCCACATATTATTAGAAGTACCAGCTGGTAAACTCTGAACATATTGGACTGCATAACTACCGCCAAGATTCGCATCTGGATTTACAACAATCTGTGGTATAAATATTGGTAGTGTCGGAGTCTGTAAATTAAAACGAACGATACTCATAAAATAATCCTGCGGACTTGCCAAGAAATCATTGGAACGTGTTTCTTTGTATGAAAACGCCACTGGTAGTGCTGGATTTGAGCCATCATTGTTTATGATATTCATATCGTAGTAGATATGTGTCGGTTGCGTTGAAGCGTGATTCTTATTGAACTGTTGAACCGACATTCTTATTTCTAATACGATAAGACAAAATAAAAATAACATAATACCGTATGTCATTACACAAAATATATTAAAAACCTGGATTTTACCTGTAATAATCTAAAAAGTATCTAAAATAATCTAAAAATATCTAAAATAAACAGTAAATATGTTAATTACTGTTTAAAATAGACTTAAAAAATTAATAATTAGCTAATTATTAATTGAAATAATGCGTTTTAATATGAAAATAATCAGTAAACAAGTAATTTACTGATTAATTTAGGTATTTTTTAGATATTTACAGGTAATAATCCTATATTTTGTTCATATTT